AAGAACCCATTCAGGGTAGCAAAAACGAGGTCAAGGATGTTCCTGACAATTTCAAACAATGGCTTGTTGACAATGAAGACCGGGCGAAACGTATGTCTTCTGTTCCGTACTTCATCCGTGACAACGTGAAGTTTATCCCTGAAAGGTTCATTCAGAATATGGGAACGCTGAAAGGAGGTCAAGACGCAGGGATTATTGAGAACTTGAAAGAAGCCTTTCTGAAACTCAAAGACCCGAACTATATCACGGGCAAAGAGGTTCAGAACACGATTAAGACCTTTGCCCAAAATAACCCCGATTTATTCCTCGGCGGGCTGGCAGATGTCGTGATAACACGGGCGAAAGGTGTAAGTTTCTTTATGGCGAACTCCCGGTCTTACCTGAACTCCACAGGGGCTTATGATATGGCGGGAGAACTGATTGATAGTTTCCATAGTTTTGCTAGGCTTGTCGGAGGCGAGACATTCAACCCGCTTGAAGAAGTCAAGGGGGCTTTAAAATCCATATCCACGGGTGTTGATATGACATTCAAACAAGAATACGCCCTTGAAAGCCTATGGCATGAAATACGCCATGCGCAAGCTGTCGGTTGGAAAGATTTGAAAAAGAAAACAAAACTGAAAAGCAAAACTATGGAAACTATCAATCAGTTCTGTGCACGTCATTCATACCGTGACTTTGTGAAAAGCCTCGGAGGAAAGGCGGTCAACACTAAAGAAATCATTGAACGGGGCTATGGATATGGAAGTTTTGTATCTAACTTTCAAACTCTGTTGAAGCATATAAACGTCACACAAGCAGAGGCGCATGCCCACTTCAAAGACATCATCCTGAAAACCCCGTATGAAGACATTCAAATGGAAATCGTGAAGTTCGTTCAAGCGAAAGGGAAATATGACATCACACAAGCATACAATATTGTTGAAGACATGGTCGATAAAAAGCACAATGTTTTTATCAAACATTTACAACAAATGAAATAATCCTATGGGTGTGTTATTGTCCGGTAAAAATCCCACTTCAAATCGGGCGGCAATTTCTCAGCATACATTGCCGCCCGTTTCATATCTCCCCGTTCATGCATTAACTCAGCTAATCCCCAATTTGCACTATCTTCATCAATAAAAGCCAAATAATTCTCCTTTTCAGATATTCCGATGTCTTCACGCTCTTTGTCTGTTATGTTATAATCAAAAACTGTTTCCATACTCTGACCTGTTAAGTTATTTTCTCCGAATTTGACGTATAAACGCTTTACTTTCCAAATTGGTGTAAGTCTTCACGTTCTGAATTATCGCCCGGCATTCAGGCGCAATCGCAACGCCATTAAAGAACGGCGGCAATCTTGCGGATATTATCCAAACGCTGCATGAAAGACTTGTCTTTTTGGGCGATACGCACATTGTATCTCATTTGAAGACGCATCAACGGTTCAGCTTCAACCCCCAGCGCAGCCTCGAACATCATCGCCGTTTTTTCAGTGACAGGTCGGCGGGCGTTCAATATCTCATTCAGAACAGAATATCCTATGCCCATCCGTTCAGCCAACTTGCGTTGAGAAATCCCCCTGTATTCGATTTCTTCTTTCAAGATTTCCCCCGGATGCGTGGGAAACGCAGGCTCAATATTGTTCGCTATCATTTTAGGGTCAACTCCCTGTATTGTTATCATAATCAATTATTTATAATGGTTTGACAAATCTGTTATATTGCATATCGTGGCAACGGTTTCCCCGTCTTTGGTATGTTCCTCGAATTCAATGCGATATTGGTCATTCACTCTCACAGAAGAAAGCCCCGCTTTATCATCTTTCAATTTCTCGTAATTCAATGCGTTGTATCGCATTAACCCCAAGACATTTGAAGTGTCCCGCATCAAATCTATCACACGAATATATTTCCGTATAATTTGAGGCTGAAAACGGTGTTTCTTATCCGTTCGCCCGGTATTATACATTTCCCGAAGATATTCTTCATTGAAGATTATTTCCATATTCAGTTCTTTTTCTTCCGCAAAGATAAGTTCTTTTTCTGAAAGTTCGCAAAAAAAGCGAATGTTTTTTGAAAGCCTCAAACGAATAAACCGGATAATATGATTACACTGTAATCACAAACACCGCCAATTTACCTGTTTTTAGCCCCGCTGTTGGATTTTCGCAGTCAATCTTGTGCAAGTTATAAGCTAACTCAAAATAACGCCTTAAATCGGCTTATTCGGGCTTATTTTATTTCTCAGCCCGTGAACGTTTTTTTCTGCGCCTTACTGTGAATCGCCTCTTGAGTTATCAGGCAACGTTTCCCGTCATACGGTGTACCGTCAGGCAAACCGATGTTGTACAAGCGGTTGACCTTGCAGCCGATTTGCTCTGCCGTGAAGACATCATAAATCGCCGCAAGTGACGTGAAGAAGAACTCTGTTCTTTCGTCATCGTTCAATGGCGGTTCTTTGAACTGAACCCGGTAAATCGTCTTTTGCTCTTTCGCCATAGTCTTTTTCTGTTTAACGCCCCAACCTTGTGTCAGGCGAACCCCATTCCCAAAATCAGGGTGTGTACGCCTGACCCGTCAGGGTCTTTTTTTATACTACGTTAGTAGTATTTTTTTCTATATTCTTTTCTTTCCTCTCCTTTAGGGGTTTCTTGCGCAGAAAACACTAATTAAGCATAGTTTTCTACGAGAAAACCTACATTATCTCGTAGAAAACATTACTTTTTCAATTAATTATTTTTGAAAAGTTCTTCAACTCTATAAAAAGCCGACCTCCGTTTGATTGTTTTCGCCGTCTCGACACCCCATATCCGGGCAACAAGCCTGATAGCTTCTATATCCCCGTCAAAGGCAATGCAACATTCATGGTTATTGTATTCATAGCAATAAACCTCCTGCGGGTCACATTCATTCTTTATTCGGGCTTCCATCTCTTCGTAAAACTTGAACAGGCGTTCTATACCGTCTTTTGTGCCATAGCCTCCTGCGCCGAAACTGTAAATCTTCTCCCCGTCATTCAAAGGGCGTATTCCTTTCATACCCCTTGCGAATGATTCATTACCGAAAGCGAAGAAGCAATCATATTTCTTCACGTCAACCGAATCACGTTCATTACAGAGGGCTTTATAACGTCCCAAAGTCCGGGCGTTCTTCCATGTCATTAAACAATCATTGTCAATATCTTCATTGAACTCAAATTTCTTTTCGTCTGTCATCGTTGTCTCTCGGTTTTTAAGCCCGACACAGGGCTTTTACGGCTCTCTGTCGGGCGGGTTAAACATCATGTCAACTATTCAAAATCGGGATAAGTCATTTCAATAGGCATATCAGGCTCTCCCTCAAAGTCGTTATTGCAAGCTGAATATAACTCAGGCGTATCGCTCCCGAGCGTAATGTCTTTCCATAATTTGCCGTTGGTGTCTTTGTACACGGGTCTGTCCCAACTGTCAACCCCGATAAATGTCAAATCAGTCTTTTTCATTGCAGTCTATTTTTAAACCCGCAAACCCGCTTTTGACGGGTTCACGGGAGATAGTTATTTATGCTTGTAATTTCACACGGTTGAGAAGCGAACCTGAAATTTCATGTAATTCACGGCTTCTTTCAGGGGTTAGTTCTCGGGCGTGAGCCGTGATTGCCTGAGTGAGCTTCCAAAGGGTTGAACCTCCCTGAACACCGTCTTCGGGGTCATTGCGCATCAAAATCTTTTCAACTTCCTTGCTTTCCTGTTTCAGAAGACTTCCGTTCTTTGTCAGGTTCTTCAATTCATGCTCGAAATCAACATCAATTTCGGAAGCCCCTTGTATCTCGTAGGCTTTCTTCATCAGATTATCTTTCCCGAACAAACCTTTCGTCAGGTCTTTAACCGCTGAAACGGTGGTTTTCGTGTCAAGTTCATACGTTCTGTTGGATAGTTTCAGGTTATCAGGCAACTTAGACCCCAAGTGAACCTGCTTCATCACACTTTCACGAACCATGCCATTGAGACAAGCCCCGTTCAAAAGAAACGCCCGCATGTCAACCGCCCCGTCCCCGTAATCAGAAGTTGAGAAACGTGCGCCAGCAAATATGATGACATCGCCGTTCTTCGCTGTCGGGATAACAAGCGGCTGTGGCAGAATTGTTTCAGCCCAAACCTTTGTGTCGTTCATATAAGCGTCCGAAATAACCGCTCCTTGCTTTGCCGCTTCCTGAACAAAGGCGGTCAAGATTTCAACACTGTTCAAACGGCGATAACTGTCAGAGAGAACACCCCGAACCTGTTCCCCAACGGTTCTAACAAGAACACGGCTTCTTTCCGTCCATCCGCTATGCTCGTTCAGAATTTCGGCGGCAAGGTTCTTAGCCCACTCAGCCCCCTGTGCAAGCTGCCTGAGATAACGTTGCGGAACGCCCATCCTATCGGCAAGCTGACCTATGGCGTTATCATGGAGCGAGAACTGACCGTCAGGCATATTCATCATCAGGCGTTCTCCCCCGTTGAATGTTATCACGGGGCTGTGGTCTTTCTGTCTCAGGTTAACGCCTATCGGGGCGATATAGTCCTGCGCAATCTTCCCCTCGCTGATAAGGCGTTCCATTGTAGCCTGAACCCCAACGGCTTTCCCGTCTATCATCCGTTGAACTTTGTTGATAACAACATCATTTAAACCCTGTTGTAAGGTCTTTTCATTTGTCACTGTCATTGTTTCCATACTCTGTTTTTTATTTGGTTAATACTGAAATGATTTTTCTAAATACTCCTTTGCCTCTTCATACAAGGCGGCTTCTGTCAAGTCATCTGAACTTGGTTCAAAACCAGCCCAAAAAGCTGCTTCGATGATACTGCGCATGTTGTCTTTCATAATTCTGCCCTCCTATTCAGATTGAAAATTCGCGTTTGAAGTCTTCATCGGAATTGATAGTATCAACGAGAATGGTCATAAGACTTCTTTTGCTCCCAACCTTTGCGATACTGAAAAGACCGTTTTTCTTTTGTTCATCCGTGGCGATGAAGATAAATCCTCGTTTTGCTTCGGGTTTGAAAGGGAGAACCTGACGGTTCAGTTTTCTAAAATTGATTGACATAATCGTTTCCTCCTGATTATTTGATATAAAATGAAAATTTGATACCTCTCTTGAGTTTGCATACGCATTTGTCCTCAACGCTGTTGAAAGCCCGCTTCAAAAGTTTATTGAACATTTCAACACCGATAAGAGCGATAGCCCCCGAAACGCCAACCAGCTTGTGAACCTTATTGCCCTCGCCGTCAACGCCTGAAACCTTGATTCTGAAATTTCGGTTGATTTCTCTTGTGCTGTATGCTAAACTTATCGTCTTCATATTTCTGTTTTTTGAGGTTTAAAAGTGATTACATCTTAATCACATTGCAAATATAAGTTAAGTATTTTGGAAATAATCAACTTTTTCGGGTAAAAATTAACTGGACAGATTATTTTTAACCCCACTTAACTCCACTTCCGTAGTATTTAACTCCATTGTTTTATGAACAATCTCAAAACAGCTTAAAAGTATATTTTATAGCATAAAAACCGAGATAAACAAGAAAAAAGCGTTATTTTTATGAGTATATTGTAATCACTTTAAGAAATAAACCATACCTTTGTTGCAGTAAACTTATCAGTTAAACAAAGAAGTCGTTATGAAACAAAAGATTTTAGAAGCGTTGAAAGCCAAATTTCCGGGGGTCAACGCAAATGTATTGAACAGGATTGCCGACAAACTCGCCAAGACTGTAACTACTGATGAACAAGTTACAACTGCCGTTGCAGGGGTAACAAAAGAGTTTATCGAAATCATTGAAAGCTACGGCGACAGCCGTGCGACAGAAGCCCAACAAACAGCCGTACAAACCTATGAAACCAAATACGGTCTGAAAGACGGGCAAAAGGTTGATAACGGGGGCGGTTCTCAGGGCGGTCAGCAGGGAGGAACGCAAACCGTTCAGACACAATCCGCAGGGGGCGAGCAAGTTCCGGCTTGGGCACAGGCTCTTATCGAAAGCAACAAGACGATAACCGAGCGTTTGAACAAAATGGACGGAGACCGTACAACTGCAACCCGCAAGCAACAACTTTCCACAATCATTGAGAAACTTCCCGAAAATCTCAGAAAAGCTTACGAGCGTATACCTGTTGACGGGCTGACCGATGAACAGTTCAACACGCTTGTCGGCGAAATCACTTCCGAGGTGGACGGCATTGTCAATGACACACGGGCAAAGGGGGCTGTTTTCGGAAGACCATCCGCACAGAACGGCGGTTCATCAAGTCAAGGGAACGAACTGACAAAAGAGCAGATAGAGGCGATATCACACCGTGATAACAAGCCCGCTGACGGTCAGCCGTTCTAATGTTTAACACTCAAAATCATTCAAAAAAATGGGAATGACAGTAACACGCAGGAAAGACACACGTACCCCTCGTGTCTTCATGCACAAAACAGCGGATATTCGCGGCGGTGTTTCAGTCAAGGTTTCTGAACTCGGCGGCGATTTTCTGAACGAGGGCGCAGTACTGAGCGCACCCGACAACGGCATTTGTCACGTTGTGAAGATTGCCGTTCTGTCGGCAGAAGCTACAACAACCGCAACCGACATCAAAGTAAACAAAGGTCACAATTTCAAAGTGGGCGATTTCGTCATGGCTGATGAAGGTGGTAAGGCTTATGCTATCACGGAAATTACAACCACAGAGAAAACCCATGACACAATCAAGGTCGGGACAACTCTCGGCGTGAAGATTGAGAAAGGCGGCTTTATCATTGAAGCGGCAGAGGAATCGGCAACGACAACATCAAAACTGAAATACACACCGCTTTCACTTGTCGGAACAGGCAAGCCTATCGTGCCGAACTCAAACCTTGACACGGACGCTTGGCTTATTGGCGTAACAAAGGGCAACCCGCTTCCCGAATGCGTGATGAAACACCTAAAAGGTATCATAAACTATTAATCGTAAGTAATTTATGGGAACTATTGTAAATACAATGATTCAGGGTTTGACCGAGCAAATGGTTCAAGCCCGTCTGAACTCGGCTGACGCTTCCGGCTTCCTTTTCGGGAAGCATTTTCCGGTCAAGAAAGTCAACGGCTTCAACTGGAAAACATTAACGAACCAGCTTGAAAAGAAGAATGTCGCCGCCGACCTGCACACCGATAACGGAACTATCATGCGCAAACGCCGCCCGATATTCGAGAGCGCACGTGGAGATATTCCGTTTATCTCTATCAGCCGTGAACTTTCACGTTCTGAAATTAAGGATTATCAGACCGCTTTGGCGTTTGCTCAGGACGAAGACGCAACAAAGTTGGTTGAGTATTGGGGAAACGATGTTGACTTCTGTTTCAACGGCGTTCAGTCGGAGGAAGAATATATTGCATGGAAACTTGCATCAAACGCTGGTGTGCTTAAATTCACGACCACCACGAACGCAACCTACGCCAATGAATTTGACCTTGACTATGACGTGGATGATGAGATGAAAACCAAATCATCCGTTGATTGGAACAACAAGTCAACTGCTGACATTATCGGCGACCTTGCTAAGTTTGTGAAGCTGGGTAAGGATAATAACCTGAATTTGAAGTTCGCTTTCATCAACTTGGATGAACTGTACAAAATCTGTTCTGCGGAACAAATCATTAAACAGTGCGCTTCTTTCGCCGCCAATGCCCTCGGTATCTCTCAAACACCTGACTTGGCTGCTGTAAACACCATGCTCGCAAAACAAGCATGGCTGAACGGTATTCAACTTCGTGTTATTGACCAAACCATCACCCGTGAATTTTCAGACGGTTCACAGACTTCCGGCAACCCGTTTGAGAACAGCCGTATGATTTTGTCAGAAAGTGAAATACTCGGTTCTACACAGTATGACATTCTTCAGGAAAACGAAGAAACAATTCTGAGAGCCGTGCGTGCCCATACAGTTGTCAAGAAGTACGGTACGATTGAGCCTAAGAGCGAGGTTACAATCGGTCAGGCTGACGCTATCCCCGTATTTGATACGGCTTACCGCAACATCTACGTGAGAACGGACGCACAAGATTGGGATTAAAAACGGTCTTGAATTATGGCAAAAGTGATTGAAAACCTGAAAGGTATAAACGCCTACCCGATACCGCTCCGAACACTTGTTGAGACAGCGAACAAACGGGGGCTTGACCTTGACACGGAAGCGACAGCAGAGGTTCTGAAAGGGAAAAGCTACAACCTCGCCAAAGCAGACTTGCTTCTGTGGTTGTCTTTCGCTCCTGACGTGTCTCAGGGCGGTCAGTCCTATTCATTCACGGACGAACAGAGAACGCAATTCCGTAATCATGCCAAAGCCTTGTACAAAGACTTTGACGATGATAGCGGCAGCGCAAACAAACCTATTTACGGATATAAAGGTTCTCGGCTATGATTATTCAAAACGGAACAATCGAATTCAAGACAAAGACAGCGAACGGGATTGACCCTGAAACGGGCTATCCCATCAAACCGTCTTCTGAGGCGTGGGGCGAGCTTATCCCTTGTCAGTTCAAGGCGAAGAAGTTCAACCAACTCGGAATTATCAAGGGGGAACATTTTACTGTGGCTTCCTATGAAATTCTGATTGAAGAACAACCCGTTCCCTCGGAACAGCTACGCTTGAAAGACCTGTCAGGGAAAGAGATTGGCACGTTTTCAATAATTCAAGCTGAACCGCTTGAAGCCGTGTGCGAAGTAAGAATTTTGGTCTAAAGCGATTTGCGGCTGTATGTCGGCTTTGCTTTTTCAACCCGGTCAAACATACCAATAAGAAAAGTAAACGCCACATGCGCCGATTTCGCAAAAAATAACTGAGAGGAATATGCCTATCACACAACTAACACCGATGTCGGAGATTGACAGATATACAGAACAGCAGCTTGAAAGGCTGAAACAAGTTCTTATCCGAAACCTGATGTATATCGGGGAGGCAGTCTTGAACCGGGCACGTTCAACCAATTCTTACAAAGACCGCACGGGCAACCTGAGAAGTTCAATCGGTTATGTTATCACGGTTGACGGGCGAATAATCCATTCTTCCAGCTTCCAAACCGTGAAACAAGGCAAGGACGGTTCTTCAAAGGGGGCGGCGTATGTGAAAAGCCTCGCAAGAAAATTCCCGCAGGGTATATGCCTTATTGTCGTGGCTGGTATGAACTACGCTTCTTATGTGTCCGCAAAGGGGCTTGACGTTCTCGACAGTTCAGAACTTCTTGCCGAACGTCTTGTACCGCAAATGTTGAAACAACTCGGATTTCATTAAACAGAACTTATATGGCTAAGACTTCAAAACAAATTCAAGGGGACGTGTACCGTCTGCTGAAAAACAGTACCCTTTCCTCGATGATTTCAGGGGACGTTTACAGAGGGGACGGTAAGACCAGTAATCGCCCGAGAGACAGCCGCAAGGAGGATGCCGTTGTGATATTCACATCGGGTCTTTCGGGTGACATTCAAACGGGCGTTGTAACCGTGAATATCTATGTTCCAGATGTTGACCCTTACGATAACGGGGTTTTCGTTGAAGACGGTCAGCGGGCAGAAGAAATAGAACGTCTCGCCGATAAATGGGTTAAAAGCCTGACTGCCGATAAGTCCTGTTATAAATTCAGGCTTCAACAAACCATTTACACGGAGGCTGAACCTGACATCAATCAGCATTTCATCGTTGTGAAACTTCATTATGATTTCTTCGGCAGCGATGATGCGCCTCTGAATATCAAATCAATGTAGAACATTTAAAACGAATAAGTTATGTCAGTATTATCATGGGGTAAATGCAAAATTGAAACCACCCCCTCAATAGACGGGGCTCCCGGAGCGAGCGCATCATGGACGGAACTTCCTACGCCAAAGGAAGATACCACAAAAGTAACCCCGACTGCGGGAACTGAGAAGACCGCCACGGAAGAGGGCGGCGAGCTTGTCGATGTACGATACGGAAAGAATTCCTACACGCTTGAATTTGACTTGTTTGTCAAGAAAGGCGAAGAACGTCCTTTTGAAGACAATGACGGATTGATTTCAGGCGAGCACGCTTTCCGAATCACGCCCGAAGATGAAGAATGCGAGGGCTCGTTAATTGACCGTTCCGTGGTTCGTTGCGATGAGAGCTACTCAACCGCAGAGGGAAAGATGCTTCATTATGTCACACGCTGTCTGAAACCAAAAACGGGGAAGATAGTCAAGCCCTATACAAAACCAAAAGGCTAAAAGCCTTTGGCGGGATTGATACACTGGTTTATCCACCGTGAAGCCTGAACGCATTTCCCGGTTGCATGTCGGTTCGATTCCGGCTCCCGCCCCTGATTAGAAACTTAAAAAATATCAGATTATGAATGAAAAGACAATAGAACAGATGGTTGCGGAAACCGTCCTTGAAAAGCCTTTGGATGTCAAGGTCGGCGAAAAGACATATCAGGTCGCCCACGCAAGTACGGCGACACTTATTCTTGTTTCAGAGGCTATCTCGCAACTTCCCCATATTGTGCTTGACGCCGAAAAGGTCGTTGAAGAAACTTTGTCCGTGGCGAAAGACTGCCGTATTCTCGGCGACATAGCGGCTATTCTCATTCTTGGCGCAAAGAACATCATTGAGAAGAAGAAAGTTCAGCAAATCAAAGAAAAACGGTATCTGTGCGGGCTTATTCGCCGCCAGCACATGGTTGAGGTTGAAATTACCATTGACAGAAAAGCGGAACTCGCAAAAGAACTTCTTGAAGATGTCGAACCGAAAGCCCTGAACCTGATTGTGAGCCAAATTTTATCAAAAATGCAGATTGCCGATTTTTTCGGGCTTACCACTTTCCTGACAGAACTCAATCTTCTTCATCCGAGGAAAGTGGAGAATTGAACGACAGCATTTGGGCTGTAATTGGCGGTTTCGCAAAAGGGTATAATCTGACTTTCGACTACGTTCTGCACAATATCAGCTATACAAACATGATAATGTACGGGGCAATTCTCCCGACATACAATAAGAAAAATGACGGGAAAAAGGGTGAAGAACAAAAGGTCATCAAGGCTGATGACCCGAGAAACAAAGAAGAAGTAAGAAAATTTTTTGAAACCTGCGATTAAATAATTGGCATAATGAATAATGACGGTGGAAGATTAAATTACGGTGTCGGTCTTGATAACTCACAGTTAAGAGTTGGAGCGTCCGAGTCACGCCGCTTGCTTCAAGGTATCGGGCAAACGGCTGTTGATGAAGGTGCGAGAATTGACGATTCGTTCAAGAAAATCGGAAAGACCGTTGCGGGCGTGTTTGCCGTATCTCAGATAAAAGATTTCATCACGCACGTAGCGACAGTACGAGGCGAGTTTCAACAGCTTGAAATCGCTTTCAAAACCATGCTTGGCTCTGCGGGTCAGGCTGATGTACTGATGTCCCAACTTATCAAGACAGCCGCCATAACCCCGTTCGGCATGAAAGACATTGGTCAGGCGGCGAAACAGCTTCTTGCCTATGGCGTTGCGGCGAATGACGTTAACGATACACTGATTCGCCTTGGGGACATCGCCGCCGGGCTTTCAATCCCTATCAATGACCTTGCCTATCTGTACGGAACGACAATGGTTCAGGGACGCTTGTACACACAAGACCTGAACCAATTCTTGGGGCGTGGTATTCCTCTTATGGAAGAACTCGCCAAACAGTTCGGCGTAGCTGAAAATCAAGTCAAACAACTTGTTGAAGACGGAAAGGTAGGCTTCCCCGAGGTTCAAAAAGCCATTGAGAACCTGACGAACGAGGGTAGCAAGTTCGGAGGTCTTATGGAAGAGCAGTCAAAAGCAGTCAATGGTCAGATTTCAAACATTGAGGACAATATCGAATCAATGTTCAATGCCATCGGTCAGTCTCAGGAAGGAGTAATAAATACCTCTCTCAGTCTTGTATCAACCTTGATTGAGAACTGGGAAACAGTCGGTAATATCCTTTTGACCGTCATCGCCACATACGGAGCATATAAAGCCGCCGTTATCGCTGTCGCCGCCGCCCATAAGCTGATGGCTATTTGGCAGAGTGTTCAGGCTTTCTTATCCCTGACAACCGCCGTGCGTTCAGCCAAAGACGCTATGCTGCTTTTCAACATGGCAGTAAAGGCAAATCCCCTCGGTTTGGTTCTGTCTGTTCTCGCTGCCGCCGCAACAGCGTTCCTTACTTTCAGAAAGTCAACGGACGAAGCCGCTGACGCTTTGAAAAAAGAGCGTGAGGAAGCCGAGGCGTTCAACAAACAGGTTAGCGAATCAGCGGGCAAAGCCATTTCAACGTACAAACGTCTTCAAGAAGAATACAAGAACTGTAAATCAGCCCATGAAAAGCGTGAATGGATAAAAGAAAGTCAGGCTAAGTTCAAGGATTTAGGAATTGCCGTCAACAGTGTCAATGACGCAGAAAACATCTTTGTCAAGAACACTTCTTTGATGATGAAAGCCTTTCAGAAACGTGCGGAAGCAGCCGCATGGCAATCCCGTCTTGATGAAGCCTATGCGAAAAGGGTTGAACGCCAAATGGCTCTTGAAGACCAAATGGACAAGATTCAGCCGGGGAGCAAAGTGCCGGGATATTCTCACACGACACAAGGAGGCTACGAATATGTTGACCGTAGCGGGGAATGGGTTTACACGGAAGCGGGTGCGAAGAAAGCCCGTGAAGCGTTCAAACAGACAATCGCCAATGACCCCGTTTTGAACGAGATTGACGCTCGTATAAACAAGTATTCTGAGAAAATGACCTCTGTTTCATCTGACTTTCAAAAGCTGTTTGAACAGGCTGGTACAACACAGAAGACAACACAGGAGAAGAACGAGGAAAAAAGGCAGGCTAAGGAACAGCAGAAAATCGCCGATGAAACAGCCCAGCGCACGGCTAAAATCAAGGAGTATTCAACAAAAGTTTCAGAAGCCGTTGCACAGGCTGAAATAGATATTCGTCAAGCTCAAATCAATGAACTTGAAGACGGTTATGAAAAGACCGTTGCACAAGTTCAGTTGAACTATGACCGTCTTATCGCTGAGAATGAAAAACGGGCGCAAAAAATGATTGAAGACCTGAAAGACAAAAAAGTGCTTGAATGGCTCAATCAGAACCCCAAAGCAACAAAAGAACAAGAACTTGAATACCGTGCTTCCCTGAACCTGACTACCGCCGACTTGTCTTCCGAGCAACAGGCAATGTTAAAGTCTTATGAAAAGGTTGCACAGGAAATCAAAATCAAGGGTAATAAACAAGCCCTTGACGATATGCTGCAAGACGTTTTGACCTATGAGCAGCAACGCCTGAAAATAACAGAAGAATACGAGAAGAAACGTGAAAATCTCTATGAAACGGATAAAGACGGGAACAAAAAACTTCGTCAGGGGGTCACGCAGGGAAATGTAGATGAACTTGACCGTGCAGAACAGGAAGCATACAAAGCCGTGGATGAACAGTTTGCCCAACGTGAGGAAACGTACAAGGCATGGTGCGATGAAATCGCCGAACTGACCCTCAAACAGTTGAAACAGGTCTTAGAGCAAGCCGAAAAGGAACTTGAAGAACTTGAAAAAAACGGTGGGTCTTCTGATAAAATCGCTACAGCCCGTGCCAAAGTCGCAACAGCTCAAAAGAGTGTCGAGAAAGCACAGGCAAAGAATGATGTCAGTCCGGGTAAACGTTCAATCAAAGAGTGGGAAGACTTATACAAGACGCTTCAAGAATGCGAACGGGAGTTTGAGAGTATCGGCGATACGGTTGGAGGCGTGGCGGGCGAAATCATTTCAACGGCTGGTAGTATTATGACCGCCTCTTTGTCAATGATAAACGGCATTGTTCAGCTCGTGAATATGTCTGCCACGGGTATTCAGGGAACAGCGACAGCGGCGGCAACAGCCATTCAGACGGTTGAAAAGGCTTCTGTCATCCTGACTATCATATCGGCTGCCATGTCAATAGCGATGCAAATTGTGAACCTGTTCAACAATGATGACAAGAAGCAAGAAGAAATTGAAGCCCTGCAGGACAGAATAGACCAGCTTCAATGGGAACTCGACAACGCAGATGTTGTACGGTTACAAGAAAACAGCGGGAAAGCCGTTGAGCGTGTAAGAATGGCTTTATCAGAGACTTACAAAGAACTTTTGAGAAACAAAAAGGCTGTCAATGATGTAGCCGGGGCTTGGCGGCTCCTGTTCAGCAATGTTTCAAACAATGCAGAACTGCTCCAAAAAACCGCAGAGAAACTCGCCACGGCGTATGCAAATATCGCTTACACGGCTGATAAGGCTCTCGGGGGTGAGAAATACAGTAACGCCCAAGAGCAGCTTAGAAATCTTGCGCAGCAACAGCTTCTTATTCAAGAACAAATCAGGAATGAAGAAGACAAGAAGAAAACCGACCACGGTAAAATAGAAGAATGGGAGCGTCAGATTGAAGAACTCGGACAACAGGCGGTAGCTGTCATCAATGACATGGTGGAGGACATCATCGGCGGTTCAAGTTCCGATATTGCCCAAGAACTCGGGAACGCTTTTTTTGAAGCGTTTCAGGCGGGCGAAGATTACGCCGAGGCATGGGGCGATAAGGTCAAAGATATTGTGGCTGACGTTATGAAACGTATGCTTGTATCAAAGTTCCTTGAAGAACCTCTCGGGGAGATTTTTGACAAGTATAAGGCTAAATGGTTCAAAGACGGTCAGTTTGTCGGTCTTGACGCTGTAATCCAATCTATGAGTGGTTTCGCTTCTGACTTGAACGCTGTCGGGACAGACTTCGCCAAGATATGGGAAAACCTGCCTGAGAACGTCAAATCAATGTTTGAGGTAACGGCAGACGCAACCCGTGAAGCCTCTCAGAAAGGAATCGCCACGGCTTCGCAAGAAAGTGTTGATGAACTGAGCGGACGTGCGACAGCCATTCAGGGGCACACGTACTCAATATCCGAGAACACGAAAATCATTCTTTCTGTCGTGAACATGATTTTGAAGTCAGTTTTGAACATTGAAAAGCACGCAGAAAACATGGCGGGACACATTGAAAACATTGAAAGTTCTGTCAAAGAGACCAAAGACACAGTTAACGATTTCGCCTTGAAAGGCATAAAATTAAAGAATTGATATGGAAGAAATTATCAGACAGGTTTACGCCCAATGGAGGGTCGTCAAAGAGCAAGCCCGGCAAGAATGCGATAGTCGTTCCTTGCCAAATATGGCGGAGAAATACCGCATGTGTGAGATGTTTAAAGGGACGGAAGATTTACAGAGCCTCATACGGCTGTTCACAAGCCCGCAGGGGATGGAATTCTGTATAAGACATCGTTTTCCGAATATAGCGACTTTCAGGCTGTTCAAACCGTTCAACCCTGAGAAATACGGCGTTTACATTGATGCGGGTATAATCACGCTGAAAAACCCCGGAAAAGCGGTTCTTATCGGACGCACAAGCGCAACGGTAAATTGTGACACGCTTGAACGCCATGAAGTCTTTCTTCTTCACGGGGCTAAGGCGTTCATCAACGCTTCGGGCTGGGCGGTTGTTTCCGTCAAGGGTTCAACGGGTTGCCAACAAATTCGTAACGTATCAGGAAATGCGGTAATATTATGATGTCAGGTCGATTTTACATAGACGGTAAGGATGCGTTCACAGAGTACGGCATATACGTTCAGGAGGGCGGCTACAACGAACTTGTGGCGTACCCTCCCCTGAAAGCTGTCACAAGTAACGATTGGCAGGAAGAAGACGGTATAGAACCTGACCTTTCTGAACCGACATTGAACACAAAGGAGTTTTCATTGAAAATTGTTCTCTCAGGCAAGGATTACCGTTGGGGAGGCTTTATTGAACTGTTATCAGATAAAGCCTATCATACATTTGATTTCAGGGAAATAGGACGTTCTTATAGCCTGCGCCTCGTGTCAAACCCGAACACGGATTTGACAACGCTTATCGGGTTTATAACGATAAAACTTGCCGATGATTTCCCTTTGAGCGAATATGCCTACAAAGAGCCTGAAAGCTCTCTTTACGGGTCAGATAATTATGAACTTGACGGAAAACCGTTCTCAGATTACGGGATTATCGTGTTGGACGGGACTTTTGATGAGATTGAAAAATCCCCTGATGTCAAGACCTGCCTCCTGCGTAATATCAAAAAGCTGAACGGGGCTTTATATGACGGAGAGAAAGTGACCTATAAAGCAAAGGACGTAAAGATAAACTGCCTTATGAAAGCCGCCAGTTTAACCGAATTGTGGCGCAATTATGATGCGTTGCTTTATAACCTTGTGCAACCTGAACAACGAATGCTATACTCTGATGAAACAGGCTATGAATACCCCTGCCATTATAAAAGTTGCTCCGTGTCTGAATTTTACGGTTCAGATAAAATATGGCTCAAATTTACCATAACCCTGTGTTTCATATCATTCAGGCTTGAAGACGATGAATTTGTCCTTGCGACAGAAACACGGGATTTGGTTGTGACAGAAGACGGGGAGTTTGCGATTGACTTACGAAAAATAATATGAAATTATGGGATTGAAAAGAATTAAAATCAGCGAATTAACCCTTTCCGATAATCTGAAAGGATTATACACAATCGGCGTTAAGCTGATAAACGGGGTTCAAACGAGCGTCAAGGTAAGTTTGGAACACATTCAGACCGCCTATGAAAATGCAGTAGCTGCGGCAAAAAAAGCTGAGACAGCCGCCAATAGTGCGAACACCGCAGCGGGGAACGCTAACACACAAGCAGACCGGGCAAAGGAACAAGCTGACAATCCCCCGAAAATGGGTGACAACGGTAATTGGTGGAAATGGGATGAAGCTCAGAAAAAGTATGTCGATACAGGTATTCTCGCAAAAGGCGGTGTGCTGTACCCGACATTCAGCATAGACGATGATGACATGGTTCTATACATGGAATTTGAAGATGAAGTAAGCGACAAACTTATCAAGTTTGATGAACAGACGGGAGAACTTTATTTGAATGTTGGATAATTTAAAGTTACACGAATATGACAAAGATACCTTTAGGAAAAGTGGCGTTCACAGACGCAGGTTCTTATAACGCCGAAAAGACTTACAAGCGGTTTGACTTTATTGACACGGAAGATAGTTCCTATTTGTCATTACAAAACAATAACAAAGGACACGCCGTCACTGAAACCGCTTGGTGGAAATGCCTCGCACGTGGGACAACCGCCACGGCTGCAGCCGCAATTGCCAACGCAGCGGCAGCATTGGCAAATGAAAAAGCAACGGCGGCAGACACGGCGGCGGGGCGTGTGAACAACGCTATAACACAAGCCAATACAGCGGCAACAAATGCTCAACAACAAGCGACAGCCGCACAACAAGCAACCGAAGAAGCCATAGACAAGATATCCGAAATGAATGCCGGGCTTGAACGCTTGGAAGAATTAGAGGATACACTTACAGCACAGGCAAGGCAGCAGCCCACATCTATGACTTTAAAGTTTCCCCAAAAAATAACGAAAGGGAACAAAGAAGTTCTGAGAATAACGGCAAGCCTATCTCCGGCAGGAACCGGTAACAATGTCCTTTTCTTGGGCGATGACAAAGCGGTTTCCGTTGCCCCTGACGGTTTTTTGACCGTGAACGGGATAGGCACAAGCAGAATACACGTCATCCCGACAGAGAACACGGGTATTTACCAGACTATTAACATTGAGGTTGTACCCCTGTCTGTCAGACTTTGTACAACCTCAACTTTACGCCTGACCGCAAACGGCGCATTCAGGTTCAATTAAAATAAATTGTTTAACACATAAAACATTTACGATTATGGCACTATCAACAGATGAAGAAAGCAAAGTAAGGGAAATCATTGAAGCGTTCACAAACGGAAAGCGTTTGAGCGACCTGCCTGACGTTTCAGGCAACAACCCGTTCAATCTCTTATGTGAAGTATTGGAAGACGGGGAAAGCAAAAAAGCGGCTCTCGCAGCCTTGCTGCCAAATATGGAAGAAAGCTGCATGTATGGAATTGAATACGACACAACGGTATCATCGCCTGATGTCACTCGTATCGGCAATATGTCACTTCACAAATCCTTGCCCGTTCACAACCGTATGAAAGGCTGTCTTCTTGATGATGACGGCAATGTGGTTGAATACCTCAATCCATCGGATTGGACGGGACAGACCCGTGACGGTTCACGTGGTCAGGTCATGGTAGAACTCCCGATGTATTTTCGAAAATTCGAGACAGAGGGCAACAAACGCCGTGTGAAGTTCTCTGAATATCCGTTACCCGGCTATCATCAAGTGAAGAAGAAATATGTTTCAGCCTATGAAGCCACTGTACAGCGTTCAACTACGACCCTTTGTTCCGTTGTGAATGATGATGCGGATTACAGAGGTGGAAACAATGATTCATCAAAGGACGCAAACAGTAACACTTTGTTGGGAAGACCTGCAACGGCAATTTCACGTACAAATTTCAGAGCCTACGCCCGGAAAAGAAAGTCGTCAACAAAAGAATGGAACTGCATGACGTATGACATTCAGAAAGACTTATTTTGGCTTTTTGCCGTTGAATACGCCACACTCAATTCACAAAAGGCGTACAACGCCGCAAAAGACAGCAACGGCTACGCACAAGGCGGTCTCGGAGACGGGGTTACAACACTTGACGGCAGCAAATGGAGTGCGTTCAACGGTTATTATCCTTTTATCCCTTGTGGTTATACGGATGAACTCGGTAACGGAACGGGCATAAAAGAATACTCCATGCCAACCGAATATGATTCTTCAATCAAGAAAGTCAATGTTCCCCGTTATCGTGGTATTGAAAATCCTTTCGGTCATATCTGGCAATGGACGGACGGCATCAACATTCAAATACAGTCAGCCGCCGCAGGAGGGCTGAGTAAGGTTTTCGTCACAGATGACCCCGAGAAGTTCAATGACAGCAATTATACGGGTTATTCCCATGTCGGCAATGAAGCCCGCACGGAGGCTTATGTGAAGTCTGTCATTTTCGGAGAGGGAGGCGAAATCATGCCTGATGTTGTCGGCGGTGGTTCTACGACTTATTTCTGTGATTACCATTATACCAACATTCCAAGTTCAGGCGAAGTGTTGCGTGGTGTCCTGTTCGGCGGTAGTGCGAGTATCGGTGCGCTTGCGGGTCTCGCTTGTGCGTATTCGGATCTCGCCCCCTCGTCTGCGAGTGCGAATGTCGGTTCTCGCCTTTGCTTTATCCCCACGGCATCGTAGCACGCTTTGAGTGATAACCTTTTCCCTGCCTCTTTATGGGGCAGGGTTCAAATAATGACAGTATAAAAATAATGATTGAAGAAATGAACAATATACCGAAAGAGGATGACGGAACACTCGCTTTCCTGAATATCCCAAGAGACGAAAACAGCAGAAGTTTCAACTGCGATGAAACGACACAATCAAAACTCGTGAACACCACATTTTGGGTGGTTGATTTCATTGAAGAAGTACCGACAAGGTTCAGCAAAAGTAAAGGGACAAAGGGTCAGACGCTTGTCAAAATCAAGATGACGAAAGACGCTTTGGAATCTGATGCGAAGAAGTTCTTCACGGGTTCTACTGATATTCTTTACGTATTGAAGAAAATCAAGGAGTTAAACAAGTTCCCAAGAAAGGTGACTTTGAGAAGTAACGGTAACAGATATTATTTTGAATGAGCAGACTATGAGATAACAACATAAAAGGTGGGTCATTCTTATGGTGTCCTGTTCAGCGGTAATGCGAATAACAGTGCGAATGCAGGTCTCGCTTATGCGAATTCGAATAACACCCCCTCGAATACGAATGCGAATATCGGTTCTCACCTATGCTTTAAAATTGGTTTTGACAATATGAAACAATATAAAAGAATGACAGCCTTGCCACTTGGCAAAAGATTTCAAGCAAACCTCCTAAAAGTGTTGGTAGGAACGCCTGTTGTATGGGCTACCGAAGACTCTGAATAAGAAAAGCAAAGCAAAAAGATGAAAAGAATAGGTAATTTATACAATAAAGTAATCTCCGTGGAAAATTTGCGTGAAGCTGACGAAAAAGCACGCAAAGGCAAAACAAACACATACGGAGTTAAAGTTCACGACAAAAATCGTGAAGCAAATATTCTTGCTCTTCATGAAGCATTGCTGACAAAGACGTTCAAAACCTCCCCTTATGATGTCTTCACGATTTTTGAACCCAAGGAGAGGCTTATTTTCCGTCTTCCGTACTATTCTGTCAGGATAGTACATCATGCCGTCATGAATGTTCTTGAACCGATTTGGGTCAGGACTTTCACGCACAATACTTTTTCATGTGTCAAGGGACGTGGAATAGAGGGGTGTGCCCGGCATATAGATAAAATCATTGAGAAGTACAAAGGCAAGCCATTATACTGTCTTAAAATTGATATAACCAAATATTATCCCTCCATTAACCATGAAGTCTTAAAAAAAATTGTACGCCGGAAGATAAAAGACAAAGACCTACTGTGGCTTCTTGATGAAATTATTGACAGCGCAGAGGGGCTTCCTATCGGGAACTATCTTTCACAATATCTCGCCAACCTGTTCTTGTGCTATTTCATGCACCGTGTGAACGAAGTATTGAAACTTGACGCAGCCGAATACGCTGATGACATCACGTTTTTCTCTTCATCAAAAGAACAACTGCGGGAAGCGTTCAAAGAGATAAGAAAAATGATTGAAGATGAACTAAAACTGAAAATCAAAGGAAACTATCAGATATTCCCAATAGCAGCCAACCGTTATGACAAACACGGGCGTGCGCTTGATTATGTCGGTTACAAGTTCTACCGTAATCAAAAACTTATCAGAAAGAGTATAAAGAAGAATTTCTGCCATACCGTTTCACGGCTAAACCGACGTACCCCATTGCTTGACGCAAAGGCTTATAAACAAGCTGTTGCCCCGTGGCTCGGTTGGGCAAAACATAGTGATAGTAAACATTTATTAAAAACAATCATTAAACCGTGTTATTATGATAGCATTTTATGACAATCAGCCTGCCAAATTGGAGGCAGTCGGAAACGGAAGTTACGTTTACCGCTTCAACATTCAGAAAGTTGAAAAACCCGCCACCGTTGAACCAAGCGAACTCGCTTCTGACGATGAAGCCCCGGTTCAGGAACAATGGAAATGTGAAGAAGCTACCGTGTGGGCTCCGCTTTCTTCAAACAAGATAACTGAAACAGTTATCACGGAGAAGTGGGACAACAACCGGGAACAAAAACTTGTGAATGAGTTCAACGCAGCGAACCTCGGTATGATTGGAGGGGCGAAATCAAGCGAGGAAGCCAAGGCAAAGATTGAGGCATACAAAGCCTATCTATCCGAACGTGCTACCCTGAAAGCGCAAGTGGATGCAGACTGCCTTGAATACGGTATTCTGTAACTTGTAAAAACCGCTTCCCGTCACGTTATTCAAACATAAAATGTGACGGGAAGAATGGTTATTCTTGAAAAAGCCTTTTTTTAGCCCCGTAGAACGCTTAAAAGTGATTACAATATAATCATACCATTTTAAAAAGAAAGTTTAACCACGGGGAAATTCGGAAAAAATAACTCAAAGTTTAGTAGTATGATAATTTACAATAATGCAGGAAACAAGGTTCTTGAAATCGAGGTTGATGATAACAGTTATCGCAATAGGGCTGTCATGGGAGACCATAGTTTAACGTTGTACTATTCACTCCCCGAACACGTTGAAATCCCAGTAGGCTCTTACTGTGAGTTTCAAGGCGAAACGTTCACGCTCAAACGCCCGGAGAATTTCAAGATGAAACATAAAAGACTGTTTGAATACACGGTGCTTTTTGACCCGCCCGAAGCAAACGCAAAAGTTTGGAAATTCAGAAACCCGGTTGACGGACGTTTGAAATTTTCGTTGACTGCAAAGCCGCATGAACATCTTCAAATGTTTGTTGACAATATGAACCGCCGTGACAAAGGATGGACGGTTGGCGAATGTATTGACGGTGTTGAAACCCTGATTGCCTATGACCATGATTTTTGTATTGACGCTCTAACCCGCATGGCTTCAACGTTCAAGACAGAATACGAGTTTACGGGAAAACGTGTGTCATTACGTAAGATTGAATACAACAAAAGTAACCCCCTCCCGCTGTCTTATGGATGTGGCAACGGGTTCAAGCCGGGTGTCGGACGTTCAAATACGGGAGACAACCCGCCAACGGAAATTTTGTTCGTTCAAGGCGGTACGGACAATATAGACCCGTCAAAATACGGTTCTTCCGAGCTTCTTCTTCCCAAGAACCAAACACTCGCTTATGACGGCGAACATTTTGAAGATGAAGACGGCTTCATAGCCAAGAACGCCCGCCGTTATGTCGTTGATGAAGCAGGGCTTTCAATACGCCGTGATGACAAACAACTGTCATCACTCGCCGAAGATAGTCTTGACTGTTCTGAGATTTACCCGAAACGTGTCGGTACGGTCAACACGGTTGTAGTTGTTGATGAGAAAAACAACTTTTATGACATTGTTGACACGTCAATCCCATCTTCACTGAATTATGAAGAATGCTTGATAGAGGGGGAAACTATGACCGTTGTTTTTCAGACGGGTATGCTTGCCGGACGGGAGTTTGAGGTTAAATATTACCATAATGCCGTTAAAGGAAAGGCGGCACGTCGTTTTGAGATTGTTCCCGCAGACATAGACGGGCAAACTATGCCAAATACCACATTCGCCCCTAAATCGGGCGATAAGTATGCCGTATTCAAATGTATGCTTCCCACAGCTTACATTTGTGATAATGCCACGAAAACAGGCGCATCATGGGATATGTTCCGGGCGGCTGTAAAATGCTTGTTTGATAATGAAGACCTGAAATTCACATTCACGGGGGAACTTGACGGGATATGGTCGAAAAAAGATTGGGTAAACATCGGGGGGCGCATCAAACTCGGAGGATATATCCGTTTCTCTGACGAACAGTTTCAGAAAGATGGCGTTCTCGTGCGTATAACGGGTATAAAAGATTATATCAACAAACCACATAGCCCCGTGATTGAACTTTCAAACACAACGGTAAGCGGCAGTGTTTCATCAACATTGAATGACCTGAAAAGTGAGGAAGTCATCGTTGATGACCTACACCGTGACGCTATTCAATTCACAAAAAGACGGTTCAGGGACGCAAAGGAAACAATCAGCATGTTGGAAGAAGCATTGCTCGACAATTTCACGAACTCAATCAACCCGATTGCCGTTCAAACGATGTCAATGCTTGTAGGCGATGAAAGTCTTCAATTCCGTTTTGTGAACTCAAAGACAAACCCCGTCCCGGTTACGCACAGAATTGTCTATGACAATGAGACGAAACAACTGACAGCGGCAGCGGGTATCATACAACACATGACCCTCGGTATCAATACGGTCAGTGCATCGCACAAGGTTTCGGAATATAAATTTTGGGATATGACAGCCTACACAAGCGCAGTGCTTGATGACGGTAAGAAGAAGTATTATTTGTATGCAAAAGTCTCAAAGACGGCACAAACAGGTGTTTTCACCCTGTCTGAAAATGCAATCAAATTAGAGGGTGTTTCAGGCTTCTATCATCTTCTTGTCGGTGTCCTGAACTCTGAATACAATGAAGAACGAAGTTTTGTCACTCTGTACGGTTTTACAGAAATCCTTCCGGGACGTATCACGACAGACAAGATTGTTTCCACAGACGGGAACACTTATTTTGATTTATTGAAAGGTATCATATCCGGGCAAATAAAGTTCAAATCAGGTTCATCGGGCTTATATGAACTTGATGAATGGGAAGCCGTGAACGGTTTGATAACTCAGGCTCAGAACACCGCCAACGCCGCCGTTGAGAGCGCAAAGAACGCCAATACCGCCGTTGGAAATTTAAACGACTATGTGGACGGTGCGTTCGCTGACGGCATTATTACGGAAGCGGAAGCGAAAGCGATTGAGAAGTACATCAACACAGTGAACAACACGAAAGCCGCCGTGGAAGCTGCGTATAACAAACTGTACACAAACGCCTATCTTACGGGAACGGCAAAAACCGGGCTTCTGAATGCCAAGGTTACGCTTATGGGCAGTATTGAGAACCTTATCAGCGCAATCAATTCCGCTATCGCCGATGGTAAAACCACCGTAACCGAAAAGAACAATGTTGACAGTAAATACGCCACTTTCAACAGTGCGTATGCAGACTTTAACACAGCCGTAGAAGCCGCCAATAAAGCTATTCAAGACACGCTGAAAGGATATTCCGATTCAGTTCTTAACACCGCCAACGCCGCCGTTGAGAGCGCAAAGAACGCCATTGCACAGGATTTGGGTTACGCGAATTTCGCTGATTTGGCAGAGAAAGCCGCCGCGAATGAAACCATTATTGTAGGAGGCAAAATCAACACAACATTGATTAACGCAGAACTTATAGTTACGGCGGCTTTGCTTGCCAAATTGGTTAAAGTGACCAAACTTATTGCAGAAAATTTGACTGTTACCGGAAATTCAAAAATAGCCGGGTTCAGCGTCAGTGGAAACGGGCTTACCAACACCCCGTTTAACAATGATGCGTATGTGATATTCCGTAATGACGCACATAAATGTTTTGCGGGTATCGGAGGAAACGTACTGCCGACATCATCAGGGTTGAGAGCCGTAGCAAGATTTGAGAATGAAGACACGTCCGATTGGTGGGGTTTGGGACGGAATGTCGCAATGTTGCTTTCTGCCAAAAACGGAACGTATAACCATGCTTTTTTAGGCGATGGCAACGGTACTCTGAACGGATGGATAGAAGGCTACAAGTACAGCAAGTTTACGCTTTCTTCCGCTAATACAATTTATAACGGTTATTCCAATCTTAAAGACAATAACCGATGGGTAATTTATAGCAGCGTGGATAATTCAGGAATAACTCTGCCAAAACTCTCAGAGGTCAGAGATGCACTTGGGATAGGCACAAGCACAAAGTTTTGTGTGGAATTTACCGTTATCTCAGACCTTGATTCAAAAGATTTCGATATATACGGAAGAAATAGAAAGAAGAGTAGTAATGGAACTTACCCATGGAATACGTCTGAATACCCCAATTTGGTACATTGGGACAACGACCACTGGGACAGCGTGGCAATGGGAGCAGGTGACAGCCTTACGGTGTTGCTTATATATGATTCAAGTAAAGGTGGCAGCAAAGGCGGTTATCCCCTGACCTATACAGCGAGAATAATCAATAGACAGAATTAAAAGAGATTATAATTAAACAACTTTAAAAGTGATTATATTGTAATCAGTTTGTATATATTTGCAAATAAAAATCAAAGACTTATGGAATATTTACCAGCTATTATCAGCGCAATAGGCACAATCATCGCCGCATGGTTTGCTTATAATCAGTACACGAAAAACAAGCTCACGGACTTAAAAATTGAGAAGTTCAGACAGGATGAAGAAATCAAAAGCATTCGCCGAGCCGATAATTCTTCTATCGTTTACGGGGAATTATGGAACATTCTTCACGAACTTGACGCTGACAGAGTTTATATTGTTCAGCCCCACCCGTTGGGAAATGAAAGTCTGTTATCAATCTATTATGAAGTAAAGCGTAAAGGTGTTGAGCCAATGAAGCCACATGTACAAAATCTTCGTATCGCAGACGTGGCTAAATTCAGTTCTGATATGGTTAAAAACCTGTTTATGTATATCACGGATATAGACACACAGGTTCAAGACAAATACGCAAAATCAATTCTATCAAGTTACGGATGCGAGGCGGCTGTGGTAAAGCGTTTAAATGATAACAAGCATGATTGGGTCGGTTCAATTTTCTGTGAGTTTACACGCCCGATTCATGTATCAGAAGATGAAGCGAGAGAGATTATGCACCGATGTGCGATGAATATTCAATACATATTACCAGAATATAAATAAGAACGAGTATGAAAATTCTAATTGACAACGGTCACGGGGTTGACACGGCGGGCAAGCGTTCCCCTGACGGCTCTTTGAGAGAGTACAAATACGCAAGAGAAATAGCCGAAAAAGTTGTATCAGAGTTGAAGAAACGAGGCTTTGACGCTGAACGTATCGTCACAGAAGAAAACGACATCAGCCTATCCGAACGGTGTCGGCGTGTAAATTCCATTTGTGACAGAGTAGGAACGAAGAACGTCATTCTCGTTTCTATTCATTGTAATGCAGCGGGAAACGGTTCTCAATGGATGAACGCACGTGGATGGGAAGCGTGGACTTCTGTCGGTCAGACAGCCGCCGATAAAATGGCAGACTGTCTGTATAAGGCGGCAGAGGAAACAGACTTCAAAATTAGAAAGGACACAACGGACGGAGACCCCGACAAGGAGGGGCATTTGTATATCTTGAAACACACGAAATGCCCCGCCGTTCTGACTGAGAACCTTTTTCAAGACAATAAAGAAGACGTGGCGTTTCTTCTGTCAGAAGCTGGAAAAGAAACGATTGTCTGTCTTCATGTCAAAGGTATTATCAACTACTTAAAGACAATCTGAAAAATGAAACATCTTCCCTTGCTCTTACTATTGACATTCATTATAGGCGGCTGTGCTTCAAGCCGCCGCCTTTCTGAAAGCGTTCATCAACAAGACAGCGTTGGTATTAGGGTTGAAACCCGTATTGAATACGTACCCGATACTGTCTTTATTGAAATACCGGCACAAACGTCAGAACGTGAAACAGCCGATAATACATCGCATCTTGAAAACGATTACGCAACGTCTGACGCACGGATAAACCCTGACGGAACTTTATACCATAATTTGAAGACTAAGCCGCAGAAAAAGCCAGTAGGGTTTGAAAAGCCCGTTGAACGCAAAGACAGCGTTATTTATAAGACAAAGACCGTAACAAAAACGAAAATCGAGAAAGTCCCCCGTGACCTTACTTGGTGGCAGAAAACACAGATTTACGGCTTTTGGGTCATTCTTTTCATTCTTGTGATTATTTACAGGAAAAAGATTTTATCCCTTGTAAAATGGCTTATCTGATTATCTTATAAAGAAATAAAATCGGAAATTATATCGGAATTTTGGCAATTATGATTATCTTTGAACCGACATTTGAAAAAGATAAATAGCGTTTGCTATTGCCGTTGAGGTCAGAAAATCGCCAATATTCAGAAATCTCAAAAGCAATGGTAGATGCCCACGTCATATACGTGGGCATTTCCTTGTGAGATTTCGGGCGTTTGGCGATGCCTCTGACCTACGAGGAATGCCCACGTTTTTTGTGTGTATCTGTGAACAACGGCAACCACTATAAGAAGAACCGTTAAATAACAGATATATGGATTTCAAAGATTCAATAAAACAAATCTCAGAACGAATCGAGACCCTCAAAGCCAATCTTCCGACAGAAGAAGCGACAAAGACGGCTTTGATTATGCCTTTTATAAACGCATTGGGGTATGATGTCTTCAACCCTTTGGAGGTGTTGCCTGAAATGTGTTGTGACATCGGCACAAAGAAAGGCGAAAAAATTGATTACGCCATAATGAAAGACGGCGAGCCGATTATACTTATTGAGTGTAAGCATTGGGAACAAGACCTAAACCTGCATGACAATCAACTGTTACGTTACTTCAATGTCTCAAAGGCAAAATTCGGCGTATTGACAAACGGCATAACATACAGGTTTTACACAGACCTTTCAGAACCAAACATTATGGATGAAAAGCCGTTCTTGGAAATCAATATGCTTGACCTGAAAGACACGCAAATCGAAGAATTGAAGAAATTCCATAAATCGTATTTTGATGTTGATATGATTCTGAGTTCAGCAAGCGAACTTAAATACATGGGGGAATTAAGAACCGTCATCGGGAAAGAGTTCACGAATCCGTCCACTGATTTTGTGCGTTTCTTCGGGAAACAAGTGTACGAGGGGGTATTTACACCGAAAGTGCTTGAACAGTTTACGACACTTGTAAAGCGGACAATTAACAACTATGTTAGCGATATAATATCAGACAGGCTGAAAGCCGCCATAAAAGATGAAGAACAGCCCACAGAACAAGGCACGCCAACGGTTCAACAACCGACAGAAGAACAGCCAGATAACGGGATTGTTACCACAGAGGAAGAACTGGAAGCATTCTATATCGTGAAATCACTTCTGAGAAACATTTTCCCGGCTGAACGGATAACTTATAAAGACACACGTTCTTATTTCGGTGTTTCCATAGACAATAATGTGCGAAAGACTGTCTGCCGCTTTTATTTTGACCCTCCTACAAGAAAAAGACTTGCTGTCATTGACGAAAACAAAAGTGAAAAGATGTACAAGTTAAATTCAATCAATGATATTTATAACTATGCCGATACTATGATTGAGGCGGCAAAAAAATATTCATTATGAGGATTATTATTTTATTAATCATATCTATGGGGCTGTTCCTTTCTTGTGGAAATGGCAAGAAACTACCCAATGTAGGAGATAAGGTTTATGTGGTTCAAGAATGTCTTTCTGCTGTCAGTGAAGATGATTTTGCAGAATTGAACAAGGTGTGCAATAGAAAAGACGAAAGCAGGTTGGAAGAAATGATATTATCAGAAAAGGTTTTTATACTAAATCCAACAAATGAGTGTAAATTGATTGAGGCTAAATTTGGCAAATATAAAATTCGAGTAAAAGTTGATTGGGATAAAGAAATAGACTTGTGGGTTGCTTCTGAATTTATCAAATAAATATACATGCACATGGGAATAACATCAAGAAGTCAGCTAACACCGAATGGCGTTTTCTGTGCCCCGATGATTCCGGCAATGATAATTTACACCGATAAAAGATTTGGGCGGCACATACAGAAAATTCGATGAAAATAACTTTCAGATAGCAAGGCAGGGTGTTCACGGTTACGGACACCCTGTTTTCGTGAAGTCATCTTCTTCCTTGCAGAGATAACGGGCGACTTTATGACACACATCATCGGGAATAAACTAACCTTGATTAATGATTTTGCGGAGAGCAACAAAATCCGTATCTTTGAGACCTGAGAACAACACAAAAAAGATGTGCTTTTACAAATTTGTTGCTAATTTGTTGCTCTCACTCACATCCACAACGGCAAAAATATTATAAACCAATAGATTACATCAAATAAAGAACATTTTGCATCGG